CTCCCGTGGCAAATGCGTACTTTTTAGTTCTTAAAATGGCATTTTTGTTGTAATCTATGCAAAAAACGCATAGTTTGTTGCATTGGCGCAACATTTTATGCATGGAGCATGCGATAAACTAGTACTTGAGTGCTACTTTATACCCTATGGGGTATGCATTTCTGGTGCATTTAAATATGAATTAATCACTCGCTGATAATCAGATAATGAATAATCATTAATGGCATTAATTGAGTAATGCCTGAATGTGCCTTTTTGCTCTAATGCTGTTTTTATTGAGTGGTGGGTATGGCACAGGCTCTGAAATACATTTAATTTAAATGCTGCTGCATTAATTTGATTCCACGCGAATAAGTGATCTACATGCTCTGCTGCAGCCACTCTGCCTTCATGCATACAGGCTGCACATAATGGCTCTTTAGATAATTGAGCAGCCCTGATTCTTTGCCATGCTGCCTTCTTATATTCAGCATTAGATAATCTTCTCTGCTCTTTAGTGGCTTTGGCTGGTGCATGCTGCTCACATAGAGAAGAGCCAGCCTGTGCCGGCTGGTGGCAGTGGTACTGGCTGCACTGTGTTTTGGGCATGGAAGGCATGCAGCAATTATGCACATTTTATACACAGGGGTGTGGATAACATACCCTGGTCAGTATCAGTTATTCACAGGATTCAGTCTTATATAAGAGTCAAAATGTGGATAAGTACCAATACTGGTGTGAATAACTTTTTTTCAGGGGAAAGTATGCACAGCCGGCTGCGAAGCTCTAAAGGGCTAAAAATGGCCTTCTTGAGCCTGTTGCAAAAAGCTCAAAATATTTGCATATTTCTATAGAAAAACAGTAATTCTCTGTTGATATCTATATAGAATGGAGCTTCATTCATTTTTTATAGGAGAAGACAGAATGAAATATCAATCAGCATTCAATGTATGGAGCATGCCGGCAGCCTTCTACCAGCACATTCAAGTAGGTCAATGGGTCTATGCTGGAGACAAGCAAAACAAGGGCATTTTTCTGGGTGTTAAAAAATCCGGCACTGTAGTGGTGGCATGGTATGGAAATGCTAAGAATCAAAAGAGCTTTAAAGCCTACATAAAGGCTTTGCACAATTACGCTAAAGGAGAATGAAAAATGTATGAATTAAAAATCTGCGCTGCCGGCTGCACTTCTCATGTGGTGGGCAAATTTCGCACACTGAAGGCTGCTAGAGCTTATCAATTGACAGTAGCACAGGCTTATGCGCTGGGCATTAATGAAGGAGAAACCTTCATGCGGGTTATCAAGAAATTATCAACAGCAAAAAAGGAGAAATCAAAATGAATACTCAAGAAAAAGAATATCTGGCTGCAGCTTATGCAGCAGCATGGAATGCAGTTAAAAAAGATTCAATGGTGGTATCGGTTTTGGATAATGGCTGGTATCTGTGCCTATATGGTAGAGGGATACCCAGCAAAAAATGCAGAGCAGAGAAGCTGCTTAAAGGGCTGGCAGTGCTTACAGGCCGGCTTGAGCAAATGCATGCAAAGCCTGTCAGCATAGAAGAGCTTGAAAAGAAACACCCAGCAGATTTTTATGGAGCAGCAAAATGAATGAAGATTTTATGGATTATTTGACAGTCTTAATAATGGCTGCAGCCTTACTTTTAGGGCTGCTGCACTATTTTGATATTTTATTTTATTAATTAATCACACAATATAAGAGAATATAAAATGCAAAAAATATTTATGCTTAAAAAAGTGGCTTCAATTATTAATGGTGGATTAACACAGACAAGCAAAATGCCTTGTAAATCTTATTCATTACCCACTGCAGCTTGTCAGACAGGCTTCAAAATGGCTCAGATTAAAGGCAGCATTTGCAGCACATGTTATGCAGATAAGGGCTTTTACTCTATGTATGCAGCCACCATACAGCCGGCACAGCATGCCAGATTAGACTCACTCAATGATCCACTCTGGGTGTCTTCTATGGTGGCTCTAATAGGCTCAGATTCTTATTTTAGATGGCATGATTCTGGAGACCTTCAGGGTCTCTGGCATTTAGAGAAAATAACAGCAGTAGCAGCAGCCACACCAGACACCATGCACTGGCTGCCCACCAGAGAATATTCAATGATAAAAGAATATATTAATAAATATAAAGCACTGCCTAAAAATCTGATTATCAGATTATCTGCTATGTACCCAGACCAGCCGGTAATTATTCCAAAGAGCCTACAGGGCATTTCTAATATCACAGCATCTAATGTGCATACAGTGCAGCCTATAGGCTCTGCCTGTGCTGCTCCAGAGCAGAATGGAGAATGCAAAGACTGCCGGAAATGCTGGAGCAGTGAAGTAGTGTCTTATAAATTACATTAAGGAGAATACAAAATGAAAGAATTATTATTTGAAATTGAAAAAGCTTTTCACTTAGCAGCATATTATTTAGAAGACAATGAGGATGATTCTAGTAAACAATATGAAATTGATTGCAAAAGATTTGAACAGGCTCAAAAAGCATTTTATAAATTATTAGATATTGTGAATATGGAGAATTCAAAATGAATACATGGATAAATGAAGGCACAAAAGAAATATATAAAATTATTTGCGTTACTTCTCCAATAGATTTATATGATTTTCTCGCAGACAATGGTGCAGAGCCACACAATGGAGAAATATTATCTAAAGATAAATTAATAAATCTGGCTTTTACTTTTATTTTAGATAATGGCTCAGATATCTTTTTTGAGTGGATTATGCAACAGGAAGGGATTAAATAATGTCTTATTTTTCTGAGCTTGATATTGATATAAAAGAATCTTCTTTTGTGGGTGTGTGTCTGTCTGATACTAGAAACCCACCCAGATATTTTAGGCTGCTAGATATTCCCACATATATGGGCATTGGATATTTTGAGCCTTTAGACGATATTGGAGCCACTGTGCCTTTCCCTTTAAAAGATTTCTGGGCACTAGTAGAGCTTTAATTAGACCAGAGCCAAAAGCAGCCGGCAGCAGCCGGCTCTTTTTGAGTCTGTTTTGTAAGTGAGTACTCACATCATGGAATCGGGCTTTTGAGCCATTATTTTTTGAGTGGCTACCACCCTACCAGCCCATATTAAGCAGCGCCCTGTAGGCTCTACTGGCTGCACTGGCTGCCCATAGATGCCGGCATTGGCTGCAGCCGGTGGCACTGGCTGCTTTTTTGGGTGAAGTGAGTGCTCACATTCATTTTGCGAAGTGAGTGCTTACTGACACGATACCCCCCGACCTAAAGTGAGTGCTTACTTACAGGGCAAAAAATCCCTAAAGTGACCACCCGTCAGTTCAAAAAAAAAATTTTAAAGAAAAAAAATGCCCAGACGAGCCGGGCAAAAAGGATTTATTTTGGCAACTGCAAAAATCCTAGCAAAATTTTCGCACAGCTTCCGTAAATTTCTCAGAAATATTTGCAGATTTATCTCGACTTTCTGACAAGTCAAACGCAATTACCTTATTGCTTTCGCCTTTGTAACCAGAAGCGTATGCAGCCCTAGCAACTGCCAGAGCTTTGGCTTTACTGTCGAATGGTCCTTTTGAACCCCAGAACCAGCCTGATTGACGCTTTACAAGTGGCATTACTTTAGGAATCTAAGCTTGTACATTGTGGAATCGCACAGTGCAGCAATTTCATCTGCAATGTTTTGCATCTCAGAGTCCTGCGGGAAGCCGGGCAACTGGCGATAGTAAGCTAATTGTTCGCTGACATAACGAACTAACTCCAGACCATTTTCCCCCAGAAAAAGTGCCTTTTCCGCGAAAATTATTTTCGAGTACTTGCCTTGGTAAGCCTCGATGAAGTTATCAGTCAAATCATCGATGCCATCATAGAAATCGCCAAGTGCCATATGCTGGGAGAAGCTATCAGTTGTCAGATGGTGAATATGCCCTGCTGTTACAGCGTTTAGCATACACATAGCAAACTCGCCCATGACATTGACTTGAGCTTCATTGATACTGAACTTCATGGCGTTCTCCTTTGGCGCAATTCTACTAGATGTCTGCCATTCCGGACATAAGATTTTTGTGGTGTTTAAGAATCTCAGCCTCAAGCTCTAAGATTTGATTGTGTTCTAAACACTCTAAGATGTCTACCTTGCAGTACTTAATTGCAAGCAAATCAATTTGAAAGTCATTTGGGTCGCCACAGATTTCATATTCAGCAGTAACGATAGCCCTGCCATCGCCTATTAGGCTTTGATATTCTCTTGTCATGCTTGTCCCCTTGCTTGGATGTCGGTAATAACATAGTCGTGAAACACAGTGCCTTTGGTTGCGTCTCCAACTTTGTGCGCTTTAACCCAACAAGTTTTTCCCGTCTTAAGCCGCCTTAAATGACCCCTGCGGTCGTGTAATCTAGGGCTTGCGTGTGTACCCCCTTGATGTTCATTTTTAGTCGTAGCGGGTTCAACAATTACCGTAGTCCAATCATAAGTAGGCATTTTGCCATTTTTAATTTTTCGTTGATTAGTAAATGTAGGTTTTGTAAAAGGTTGATGCGCTTGTACTGATTGCGTTAACGATTCAAGCCAAATGCCACAAAAAGAAAGCATTGTTTCTGCCATTTCTTTAGATATTTCTTTACCATCGTCTATTGGCCCGTAACGCAACATATTGCCATCAACCAAATAAACCATAGACGGAAATTTAGTTGGCATCTGGCCTGTCACGCCTTTCCATGTAGAAATAACAATTCCTTCTTCGGGGTCAGTACCAACCACCATAAAAATGGTGTCATAGGAAACATGACTTTTTGTTTTTCCTCGCCAAACCACAATATTTTTCTCAAATGGTGGGCGGTATTTCATCAATGGTTCGGTAACAGCATGGCTTCTATCGTCTACATAACCCGATAAATCAAACCATTGAATTTCGGTAGGGTCTATGCCACCATCAAAAGCCATTTTGATAGTTTCACGAATTAAAGGTGTCATGCTTGTCCCCTTGCTCGGATGGCTGTGGAGTAAGACTTCAACAATTGGGCGTAATGCAGTGCTGTTTCATTCGGCAATGAACCAAGATTAGTTCGCTCAATAAACTGCGCTATTTCTTCACGCTCATGCTGTGCTACTAGCTTGGCAAAGGCTTCAAGGTAATGAATAAACTTTTCCCTGTTTAAGCCCATGCCGTACAACGATATACCTGATGCGTCTGCCAACAAAATGATTTCATCTTGTGTCATATCTTCTCCAATGCCCAATCGAGCAGTTCTTGTTGTGTCACTCCATAGTACTTAACAAATCCTTTGCTGCCAAGTCCATGAAAGCCTTTATTGCCCCGATGGTGGTCTACACACAACGGTATCAATGTTTTGTAGTCGCCCTTACCCCATCCACCCTCACGCAAATGGTGAAGCTCAACAGGTCCGGGTTCATGGTCGCCATAAAGATGGTAGCACAGCGCACAGCCCATCTGCGCCAGCTTACCCTTATGAATAATCTCTGCGTTCTTCAATGGTGACTCCGTTAGTTGCTGCCCAATACAAAAGCCACTCAGTAAAGCTTATACCTTGCTCTTTGGTAAACCTACGAGATTGCATGCCAAGCTGAACAATACGCTCACCGTCTAAGCTGGGCGCAAGCTTGCTGATTGTGGTTTGATTAGTCTCATTAGCCCACTGGTCAATCAGGAATCGCTTCCATGACTCCGAATTCCATTTAGAGCCAAGATGCTGTGCTTGTTTAGCAATCTGCCCGATGATGGCGTGATACAGCTTTTCCTGCTCACGAGATTTAAGTGCCTCAGTTTGCACGAAGCACCCCAATCGCTCTTAAAGCCGCTTCAGGACCATCAACACGGCACAGAGTACCTCCATGCCAATTGTTAAAAAAGTCTTCTTGTAGAGCCGTTAAACGCTTTCTAGGGCCTATTTTGATCTCCATCAGAAAAGTACGGTTACGAAACCCGACCAGTAAATCCACAGGTAGGCCAATAATCCATACATAAGCGCCAGCAGCACGGAGCGCACTGACAACAGCTTCTTGATTTGCGTCAACACGGGCAGCCCTTCTCATACACCTAACTTTGCTAATGCAGCTTGGAGGCCAGCCAAGCCACCTACACGCTCATCATCAATAAAAATCTGTGGCATTTGCCGGGCATCAGGAAATTCCTTCATCAGATTCTGCCAACGGCTACCAAGCTCAACATCAATCTCAAGGTAGTCCAGTCCTTTAGATGCCAGCAGTTGTTTGGCAGCAGTGCAATTAGGGCAGTTGCTTTTGGTGTAGATGTTGATGTTCACTCTAATCTCCCTTCGCGCATATCGCGCATGTATTGTCTTATCCGCATCGGAGCGCCCGGTCCATACAGGCGTTCCGTCCTTTCTATTGCTTGGTTGACCCAAGTCTTGTCTTTATTCCATTGCCATGTGCGAAACAGCATGCGAGCTTCGCCCATTTCCAGTACTCTCCTGTCTGGCAGTACATCGTCCTGTTTACGATATTTCTTCGGTAGCATTTAAAACCCACATCTTTTTGTCCTTCACAATTTTCTCATTTGTGGACAGATGTGCCAAGACGCTGTGAACCTGTCTCCATGTCCAGCCAGTAATTTCAAGCATCTCTTGACGGGTTAAACCACCGTGTTCTAACAGCTTCATCATTGCATAAGTTCTTGTCATTGTTTTCTTTCATTTGTTTGCGAATGGGACAGTCACGTCCTTGGATGCAGTCGTATGTGCAACAATCCATGCCACTAGACTTGTTTGCTCGCAGGATTTGTTTGCCAAGATTAGATTGCCTTTCAACCATGTTAAAGGCTTCGTCTTCCTCTTTTGTCCATTCAGTCATTCTTGCTCCTTAGTTTGGCTTCAATGGCTCTGGCAAAGTGAATGTCCGTGTGCTGATGAGAAGCCGCACACTCAGCCACAATCAAAACAATCTCCTCATCCGTCAGCGGCTTGCGCTGTGGTGGGGTGGTGTAAAGAGGAATCTTTGGTAGATTTACTACTGTTGGCGTACGCCAACTCATGTACTTAGCCCATTCAAGTTTGCGCTGTTCTACATTGATGTACGCCACAGGCTCATCCTTTGCCAACTTGCAATCAGGATGATGGTCAGTCCAAACGCAATTTGAATCGCAGAACTTCTCCCAAGGCTCATCCTTCGCTTCTAGTGCGACTTTAATGGCGGTGATGGCATCTTCTTTGAGTCCTTGAGGCCTCCATTCATCAGTCCATCCCAACGCCTCTAGCGCCAACTTCAATGCTTCGTCTTTAGTCATGTTTTTACCTGTAAAGATTTAGGTACATAAATGCAGGCTCTGTCTTTGGAATTCTATTTAAACAATTTATTAAAGGTTCTACTATTCTTAAATTTTCACGCCTATTGTCCGTTTTAATTCTGTTTATATGGTCAACAATTTGTTTAGGTTTTGCTTTTGCTACTAAACGATGCAACATAATTTTTTTTTGAACACCATTAATTCTTGGTGTTTGTGTTCTTATATATCCCATTTTATTAATATGCCAGTTGTATTTAGAAATTATTTCTAAATCTTCTGAACTAATCAATATTTCAGTTCCACATGATGCTTTAATTGATGTGCTCACAATGGACTTTCCTCAAAGTTGTCAGGGTTAAATTTAGGAGCTTTATAACCTTTGTCCTTGGGGTTTGGAAAGGGTGGGAAAGGCCAGTTCATACTTTTGCCTTTCTCAATTCAGCCATCTTTGCCAGTTCAGTAAGTGTTGGCGGTCTGGTAATTTTGGCATCAGCTTTTATCTTTGCCAAGGCTGCATCAGGCTCATTTGAAGCAGGAACTGTGGTCCTGATGTTGTCAGCAAAATTAGGCTTTGTAGCTTTCTGGTTACGGACCCAGTTTCTCCATGTGGCTTGCCAATCAAGCTTAATGGCATCTTTTCCTGCCTTGGCACACCAGTAATCTTTGAACTGCTCAAATACCTGTTTGACATCAAGGTCTGGCCTTTCCTTGTTTGCCCATGCTTTCCATTCTTCTGGCAAAACCCAATCATTGGCGAGGCGTGAGCCGCGCTGTGAAGCCTTCAATTCCTTTTCCTTTTCCTTTCCATTCCTTTCCATTCCCACTGGTAGTTCTACCGTAGTAGTGTGGTAGTCTTCTTGTAAACCACATAAGTCTTTGATTTTGCTAGGGTTTTTCTTGTTAATTACTTGATGCTTAGAAAAGTTGTGAATAAGACCATATCTCTTACCATCTAGCCCTTCAAATAGCTTGATATAACCAATCTTGAACAACTCATCCACCATTACCGTAATAGGGCGGGAAAGTTCCCGTAATGGAAATATGTCAGATTCAATCAATTTTGGATGGGCGTTAAAGTATCCTTCATCATCGGCATGATTTAGTAAACCAATTGCCAATAAAGCAGCTTCAGGGCTTATGGTCGCAAGATTTTCATCACGCCAAAAGTCAGGTTTTATAGTTCTAATTCGGGCCATTATTCGCTCCTAATTTTGTTATGGCAAACACCACAAAAATATAGGAATGCTTTCTTCCCGCCATATTTAAACTTTGCTCTGGCTATTTCAGCAGCGTCTTTAACTTCAAAATAACCAATAGATTTAAGAAATCGCTTAATGCTTGCAAGCCATCCTCTATCCATTCCGCGCTCTGGGCTTCCAGAATCAATAATGTCTGCAATAAGCCACATTTCAGCTTCCAATCGGTCCTCTTGCTCTTGCATAATTTCATAAAAGCCTTTGATTTGCGCTTCCTGTTCAGCAATTTCAGCAGCTTTTTCTTTAAGACTTTTGGGAATATTGGTCAAAACATTTGCACCTTTACCAATATTGCATGGCTGACAACTGGTTATCAAATTGTCAATAGTGTTAGTGCCACCTTCAGCCACAGGATGAATATGGTCAACCTGTAAAACTACTGTTGGAGGAGTAGCACCGCAATAGGCGCAAACGAATCCATCACGCTTGAATACATCAAAGCGCAATTTCTTGCTTAGAGCTTTTCTCATATTTTTCCACTTTTTAATCACCCTTTGAAAGAAACAATCGGCAGGAGAAGGGTTAACTCTTTTCGGTGGGGTAATTACTCCTCACCTAGCCGTGTTTCAAAAATTATACTTTACTTGGCGACCTACGATAGTCCTGTTGCTTTGGTGCAACACCACCAAGATGGTAGTAGTTGCAATGTGGGCATTTGTAGATTGCCAAACCTGTTTCCCTGCGCCTACTGCTAATCATTTCAGCAGCCGAATGCGTAGGATATTTAAACTTTCCCAGACACTGTGAGTCTTTATCAGAGGTGTATGTCATGCTTTTCCATAAGCGTTAATTTGTACTTGCTTCTGAAGCCTCTCGGTCTTTCGCATCTCAAGCACTTTTAAAGTCGACATCATATTTGCTTTTTCCTGTTTTGTAAAAATGCTTGATGGCAATGTAATGTCCCAAGGGTCATAAGCTTTCTTTTCTACAACATTTAATTTTGGTTCACTAATTTTGTAGAAAGGTACATCTTTTGTTTCTTTGCCAAAGTTTCTTTTTTCTTTGTGTGACAACTCAATCAATCCTTCAGCTTCTAATTCATCGCGTATCTTTTTTACATCAACATCTTTGTAATGCCATCTAATTGCATCACGCAATTTGCGATGTGATTGTGGTCCAGCTTGTAGCTTTGCAAGATACATTTGCTTTGCGTAGTAGTGCGACAATTAAAACTCCTTATGTTGAAGGATGCGAAGAATACCAGAGTTGCAAAAATTCAACACAACAATAAAAAAATATTTACATGCGTTAAAAATTTGATACAGTGTGTGTTCCTTAACAACTGGAGATTGTCCTTATGCACACACAAGAACTCAGACGCAAAGCGCGACAGCTTTACAACAATGCGCTAGTTCCACCAACCACAAATCAATACAACCAACGCAAATGGGTACGCTCTGTAATTCAGCTTGGTGATAAGTGGTTGCTTGCTAAACAAGTACAACGAATTAACTGATTAGGCATTCAGCAAGCCTTTTGATTGCTGTTTTTTAACTGGAGAATGAAATGGGATTTATTGCAAAAGATAGTGGTGGCGAAGGCAACTTCAAAAAAGTACCACCGGGCGTTTATGTAGCTAGATGATACTCACTGATTGACATGGGTACGCAAGTATCTGATGGTCAATACGGCTCAAAAGAGCAACACAAAATCCGCATTGGGTTTGAAATCTTTGGCGAAGATGACAACGGTAGTCCACTTACCATTGACATGGATGGCAAGATGATGCCTCTGACCATTAGCAAGACATACACACTGTCACTGCATGAAAAAGCTGGACTTCGCAAAGACCTAGCTGCATGGCGTGGTCGTGACTTTACTGAAGAAGAAGCTAAAGCATTTGATGTGTCTAAGCTTATCAACGCTTACTGCATGGTCAACGTCACCACAAGTGAAAACAACGGTAAGACATACACCAACATTGCTGGCTTAACTCCATTGCCACAAGCATTGAAAAATGCCAAGCCAGCACCTGTGCATGACCCTGTTATGTTTGACTTAGACCAGCCTGAATGGGGAATCTTTCAACAACTGCATGAAAAGCTTCAAGAGCAAATCAAGAAGTCACCAGAGTTTGCTGTTGCCGCTGGTAACGCTCCTTTACTTGAAGATGCGCCATTCTGATGACAAGCCTCTACGAACTCGCATACGAATTTCGCAATCAGCTTGACGAACTCTTTGATGAGAACGGCGAGGCAACTCCCGCCTTTGAAGAGTTCCGCATGCAACTTGGCAACAAAATTAACCAAGTCGCAGCCTATGTGCTTAATGTCGAATCTGACGCTGACCAATGTAAAGAAGTCATTGACAGAATCCAAGCCCGTAGAAAGGCGTATGAGCGCAAAGCTGAGAAACTGAGGGCTTACCTTGCCGAGAACATGAAAGTGGCTGGAATCAGCGAAATAAAGGCTGATGATAGGTCTTTTACTGTAAAGCTTTATCCAGAGCGTGATGATTCAGTCCAGATTGATGACGGTATTGTTTTTCCTATTGAGCTTTGCAACATCAGAGCGCCTGAACCCAGCAAGACCAAAATCAAAGCTGCCATCCTAGCCGGCGAACCAATTATCGGAGCTAGGATTATCAGAAAAGACAGGTTGGTTATTAAATAATAACGGGGGGAAAGCAGATGCTGTGGCAAAGTTTAATCTTAGCTTGCGGACGACACGGTGCAGCGAGTACCCCCACCTACAGGACAAGATATGATAATAGAAATGTATGAATATGAAGAGACAACAAATTCTTTTTGTGAATGTTGCGGTCAAAAAGTTAGAAAATTAAATCCCCACCGGATGTGCAGAAAGAAAGTTGCACTTTTGGAATTTATTGCTAAACAGCATGATTGGGTAAAAATTTCTACCGGCACTCAAAAACAACTAACTGGGGACGCTGCCGTTCTAGCTTTGAGATTGGAATGGTTTGGCTTGGTAGAGCATGGTCCAATTCGCTCTGGACTTTACAGGGCTACCCCAAATGGAATAGCGTTTCTTAAAGGCAAACATTCAGTACCAAAAGTTATATGGTGTAGAGATGCAAAAGTAATTGAATCAGACTCAACACTTATTTCAATTGCAAGCGTAAAAAATGTAGTGTTAGACAAAGAATACTGGGATAACTACTACATGTTGCAAATAGAATATTAAAATTAACTAAGGAACAAAGCCCGTTCATCAATCCTGCGGTTTTGAAGACCTCTAAGTACTTTGCCACCAGCCATACAATACTTTAAGAGTTCTTCAGCCGCACCTTCCATGTCGCCACGCAACACCTTTTGACGCATGGTTGACCTTTGCAGTGTGCCAAGTCCTACGTTAAAAGAAAAGGATACAAGCGCATCAAACTGTCCTTGAGTAAGAGGCACAGGACAATAAGTAGCCACGCCTTTCTCAAAGCGAGCAAGGTCTGCCCTAAGTATTGCATCTACTTCCTCCATTGAATATTTACGCATAGCTTCTGCGGGTGGTATAAACGCATCCCGCTGGTCTATCTTGAGTTTGCCTTGCTCTGGAAACATGACATGGCCGCAACCGATTGTCCACAAACGAGCAGGACATTGATAAGGATTCAAGCGAATCCCCTCATGGTGTTTTATGGCTTTAATACACTTCTGGCTTACGTTCAATTTGCCACCCCTCTTTAATTGCTACCTTTTTGGCGGTTGCCTTGTGCACACCCAAATATCTAGCCAATGCATTAAACCCATAAAAATCACCATGTGGGGTTTTAATCAAATTATGTGCGTGTGCCCTTGTATTAACGGCATTGGTTTCCGGTGAATGTTTTTTGTTAAAAAATGGGTTTTCTTTACCATGCCTTGGTTTGGTATTGCCAACAGGCTTGCCTCTTGAAGCGTAGTCTATAAATTGACTTTTGTCGCCCCCATAACCGCCAATAGCTTCATTCCAACCAATTTGAAACTTAGGTCGCAATTTCAACTCAAAGGCATAACAATCCGCCTCAGAACCCTCAAATACAATGTTTTTTTGCAAATGTTTCCAGCCGTACAAACGAATTGCACGAGCAAAATGGGTATCGCCCCGTGACGTTTTTAAGTAATGCTGTTGCATTCTGAAGTCAAAATCAGTCGCTACACCAATATAGCCTTGATCCGCCATATTTGTATGCTCCTCTAAGTGAATCCAGTATACGCAAGTCATTTGCCAAACGCCCGACCACCAAAGTGGAAAGCTATGATTGAGGCAAACAGGGCTTGGGTGTCAGAATCCCAAAGCATTTCAGCCAACTCAGTAAACGGCACACCACGATTCCAGCCATAAGCAAATAGTCCAATATCAATAAACAGCAACAAGAAAAAGAACCCATAAGTAATGACAGGGCGCACACTGGCTCTAAGGTTTTTCATCCATGTGGATGTTCCCTCATTCAAACTTGTGTCATGGGCATAGACAGCTTGCATTTCAGCTTGTTGTGCGCCAATCAGCACCTGAGTGGTATTGGCTGCACTCTCGGTAGCCAGTTGCTCAGACTTGATGTGTTCAATTCTTTCCTGTGCTTCAAACCCTGCTTTTCGCAGTTCCAGCTCACGGGTGATCTGCATCTGGGCAAGATTTAACTCATGCTTTTTATCCGCCCGGTCTTGAAAGAATTCCAGAATCTTGGGCAAACCGCCCATTAAAAACGAAATTAGTGTTGAGAGTAGTGTCAGCATAATAGTCCTTTACTGTTTACTTTTACTAAGCATGGTACTGGCAATCAATAACATGCTCATTTCTTTGTGTACATCTTTTGGTTCTTTTTCCCACCCGACAGTAATCTGTCCAACAAACCTGCCCTGCTCTGGCGGGACACTTACACGGCATCCAAATCTTACGCCCTTGTCAATATACCAAAGACCAATCTCACTTTGAGGCACATTGTATTCACTGCAAGGTATCTCATTGGCCATCAACGCAACCACATCACGGTTGTTGGCTGAACTTTGAGTAAACAACCCTACGTCTAAACCTTCATGGGTTCTGTCCCTGCCCTCGCGGGTATACGCACGGTACAGCACCCTTGTGCCAAACAAAGGGTTGACTTTGAATATCGCAACCACCGCCGCATTGGTGTTCTTGAACAAATGTGCTGCAACGTCTTCCGCCCTGTCCTCTGCAATCGTTGGGAGCTTCTTATTCTCTTTGTACGCTTCAAATAGGAACGACTGGTTCTGCCAGACAAAGTACCCAGAAAAAGCAAACACCGCCATGAGTATCAGCGCAAACAGTTTGAACGGGCTATCCACATAGGATAAAACTTTGCTCAATATATCGTTTGTTTTATCCTCACTCATTTTTTCCCCGTGTAAGTCATTATGTTCCACAGAAATAAAAAGAAAATTAACACAAC